AGAATCTATTGTTTGTTGGGAAGATAAGATCACATGGCATTTTGAAGAAGACGCTCCATGTATGCTCATTGACAAAAGACAATCAGCGAGTCAATGTGCAGTTTTATTTTTAGGTGCAATGCTAACAGGTCAAACGATACCTGCTCAGAAATGCAGAGAATGTGCTTAATGATTGATTCTGATAGCGTGGTGTGGTGTATTGAGCGTAATAAAGTGGGGACTAAAGAAATCCCAGATTTACCAGATGGAGATTACAAAGTCTACCAACATACTTTCTATAACAATAAGATTTATAAGTTAAACAACAAAGTAAATATTGAAGATGGTAAAGTTGATGTTGATTCATGTAAAACTGCCGTTGCTGAATTTATGAATAAATCTGGTAGACATGATCACCGCTTTATTGAGTCTATCTTTATGGGAGAACAGCCTAACTCAATTTCTTTCTTTCTTGGTAGTTAATACACGATCTAACTCAAGACTGAAATCCTCAGCACTTAAACCATTGAATGACTGAAAGCATCTTTTAACAATGGTTTTCTTTGCTTCTATGATATTGCTTCCTCTTACTTTAAGTGTTGTTGGGTTTTTTTGTTTTAGATTGAATATGTAATCAGGCATTGTCTTTATCTCTGGGATCTTTTCCTAAAGCAAACTCAAGATTCCATATTGCTTTCTTAATGTTGTCTACTCTTGCACCTTTATTATACATACGGAACACATATTTAAAGGCATTGATCTCAGCCCATTTAGTCACCGCAGGTCTTCCAAAGATTTCTACCATGATATCTATAGCTTCCATATTGTTTGGCATTTTGTAATGACTAGGATTGATGTTATCTAAAGTCTTGTGGTGTTTAGCTATGTCTTCCCATTCTTCTTTAGTTGGTAATGCAGGAGCTTCTTTTTGTAGTCTGCGCCAATCTTCTTTAGTTGCTTTCTTGTTCATTATTAGTTTTCTCCTTAGTTATTACTTTCATGTTTTTAAATCCAATCCATTCTCTTGAGTCCCAATACCATTCGCACTCAAAGATTGTCCCTGTAAATAAACTTACTTCTATCCAATCGCCTTCTGGTGTCATCTTTTTACCTACGATTTCACACAGTCTTTCTTTCTGTTGTTTCACTTTGGTTTCCATAGTTTTATTTTGTTTTTCTTTGTATCCCAATCGGTATGCCTAAGTATTCTGGCTAACTGTGATTGGACTACAGCGTCTTTCTTGGTTAACCCTGCTTTGATGTATGCTTGGGCTACTAAGTCCCAAGTAGGATGATTTCCTAAGACTTTAATAGCTGTCTTTTCTCCTATTCTTGGGCATCCTTTATAACCATCTACTGAATCACCTACTAAACATTGAGTAAGCCAATTGTAATCAGCATCTTTAGGTTTAATCTCAAGTAACTCATCACTCATAGGTCTATATAGTTTGCCTGAGATTGTCTTTAGATCTTTATCATCACTCACGATAACTGTAGGTGTTTTATTAGATGATTGGATGTATCCCATAACATCATCAGCTTCACATTTAGGCTCAACGTGATATGGGTAAGTTTCTTTACACCAATCAACAAATGCTCTATATCCAAGTGGTTTCCTAGTCTTTTTTCTTCCTGATTTGTAGAGAGGGTAAACATCTTTTCTAAAGTTATCTGGTGCAGACAAACACATTAGTATTTCTGATGTATTTAACTTTTGACAAAAGCTATCTATTTGTTCTGTGAAAATCTGTTTAGCTACTTTAAGATCTGCGTATAGACTCCAAATGTCTTCTTCTTCAGACCAACAAATTTCTTCTTCTGAGGCGACACAAGATCTATACAGGTATAAATCAGCATCAATTAATAATGTTGGTTTACTTTTCGATAAGGTCGCGTAACGCATTGTCTAACTCCTTTTTAAAATTCATACCTGCTTCAGTTATTAACCATTCATTACCATAGATATCATCTTCATAATTAATGCAGTTGGTAATAAAATTCATTGAGGCACAAATAGCTATATGAAAAGCACCTTCTCTTGAAAATGTAGATTTAAGTGTTGGAGGTTTTCTCCATGCTCTATCTAAAACAATATAGAAAGATAAGATCTGCTCTACATCTTCTTTAAATTCAGCAGGTTTATCTTTAGTGGGTTTCAGCCCAAGAGCTTCCAATGGTAAATCCTGCGGAGATTTGCATCTCCCAATTATTTCCTGCTTCTTGCGCCATTCTTCGAGAGATGTTACCGACATATTCTGCATCCTTATTTAAAGTTCTTATTTGTATTTCGTCATGGATAAAACCACATATCTTTGCGTCTAACTTTTCTTTTGTTATCAATTGATCTACTTCTTGTACCCATTTCTTTGAAATTATTGCTCCTGTAGATTGGAGTAATTGGCTAAGAAGTTTATGCTCACTACGAACATAGAGTTTTCTTCCATCTAGTCCCTTGATATAACCTTTTGCTTTATAAGCTCTAGCTAACTCATTCTTTAATCTTTTGTATGCAGGGACAGATCTCTCAAAGTCTGCTTTGAGTTTCTTTCCATCTCTTGAGTTACCACCTACGATTTTCCCAATAAGAAAATCACCTCCACCAAAGATAAGCGAATAGATAAATGTCTTAGCTTGATCTCTAGTTTCTAAACCTGCACTCTTTTGATTGAAACTATGTATATCGCCTTCAAGTATCTGCCTGTAGTATTCATTATCATCATCTAACCAGTAAGCTAAACAACGTAACTCTAAAGCATCTAAATCTGAGCCAACAATTGAATACCCTTCTGGTGCAGTAAACAATGATCTACATTCTTTTCCATACTTAGCTCTTACACTTGGGATTGCAGATAAATTTGGTGACCTATGACAACATCTGCCCGACACAGCACCATTACTTATTAAAGTATGTTTAAGGTAGTTATCTTTACCACATAACTTTAGCCATGCTTGATTACCTTCAGCTAACTGTGAGATTCTTTTAGTTAACAAAAACATCTCTGCTAGTTTCTTTGCTTCAGGATATGGGAGTGTACTCAAGACACTTTCGTCTATCTTAGCTTCACCAGAAGGAGTCCATTTATCAGGTTTCCAATCGTATTTATCTTTTAGACACTTATAGATGTGTTTCCTGCTGTTAGGATTGAATTGGATTTCCTTTTTCTTTATAAATAGTTCACCTTTTACATACCCAAGATTCTTATTGTTAACTTTAGGTGTAAAGGGTGTTTCTACAATCCAGTTTGGAAATAAAGTAGTTAACTCAGATTCTAATGTTGTTCTTCTTTGAGCTAACTTTGCATAAAGATTACTGGCTGCTTCGACATCAAAATACCATCCATTGTTTCCAATTCGATAGCAGATTTCATTGAGTGAATGCTCAAGATCTATAGATTCTTTACTGAAATCCTCAGCCATTAATAAGCTATATAAATCTCTGGTTACTGCTACATCTTGCTTACAGTATTTGAGCATTTCATCATTACATTCTTCCCATCCACCTGAATAATCATCCTTTAGATTACTCATTCTCATGCCCCATGCTTTTAAGCTGTGGCTTCCATACATTCTTTTGAGAAACTCAGGAGGTAAAGACACATTACTGAAATCATCATTGTATAAATTAGCTTTGACTAGCTGTGATAAAACTAAAGTATCTGTGGCTTTCTTTACTTTAAACTTTGGATAAACTTTTTGAATAGCAGGGATATCAAATCGAACAATGTTATGCCCAATGATTTCATCAGCATCTTCAAGTAACTTTAAGACTGCTTCAATATCAGTAGAAACTTCTATTTGTTTATCTTTAGAGTCTAAATCGACATAACCAATACAATGAATCGTATCTAATTCTTCAAGTAATCCATTAGATTCCAAGTCAAAAACAATTCTTGACATCAGTTGTTACTCCTTTCAGCTACATCTTCTACTGGTGAACCATTGGCATCCCAAGATCCTTCTGTTGGTTTCTTCTTTTTCTTTTTGTTTCCAAAGATGCGATCAAATTCGCTATCGTATTTCTTTTTATCTACAGATCTGTAGTTGTCTCCTTTTGACATATACCATCTCCATATTGAGTATCGAATAAAAATATCGGCTGTGATTTTCCGATATAAGTGTTTAAAACATTAAATTCCATGTATTCAAATGCCTCATCAGGTGTCATTTTGTCCCTAGTAACAAGTACATCAATACATTTAATTAAAGAGTAAATAAGTCTTTCTTCTTGGACTGCTGTATCAAAAGTTTTACCTAAGATTGCTTTGTCAAAACCATCGGCTTTCAACATTAGTTACTCCTTGTAAGTTACTGAATTTAAACGAAAAGATTTGCGCAAAATATTTTAGCCCAACCATAACATAAGGCTTACAGCCTCAATATAACTCATTTCGAGAAAGACCAAATCGCCTGAAACCCTTATAAACAGTGGGCTGTACCCAATATGTTATAATATATATACAACAAATAAAGGAGAGAACTATGAGAGTATTAAAACAATTTGTAGGCGAAAAAGAATGGGTAGAAATAACTATACAAGAAGCTATTGACAAATGTGAAGGTGCTGGTTACTGGAAAAAAGATACTGTTGAAGAAATGCTAATGGAAGGGCATACCATTAGAACCCCTTGGTCATTTTATAAACTAGACTCTTAAAATTTACTGTCTTTATCAGCATCTAATAAACGACCAGTTTCCCTGTGGTAAGCTAAAGTACCTGCGTACCCTACTTCACCAGTAAATCTGTTCTTTAAAACTTCTAGTGACCTGTAGTCAGATGGGCTATCTTTGTCTACATTAAGGGATAGACAAAAATCACTTAGTTGGGCTATAGAATGTGATCCCCTAAGTTCACTCAGTTTTGCTTTAGATCCATTCTCATGACTGCCTCCGTTACTTGGTCTTTTCAAATGAGAGACAACGAATAAACAAATGTCTAAGTTTTGTACTAAAGTTCTTAATGAAGTCATTGCTGAATCAATCAGTCGTCTTTCGTCATTTACTCCACCAGTTAACCCTGATATCAATATTGAAATGTGATCAAGAAATATGTACTTACAGCCAAAACCTTTAGCCATGTACTCAATTCGATTCAAAATAGTGTCTACTTGAGAAGCTCCGAAATGATCAAATAGATAGATAGGGTGTTTCTTAAATAACTTATCAAAGGCTTTCTTTATCTCTTTTTCAGTAGCTACATCATGGTCAATACAAATGTTTTTATTAAGTTCAATACCTGTTAATCCTTGTATAGTTCTCTTTGTAGATTCCTCTAACATGATTGCGCCACAAGTATTTCCATTTGTATGTAAATGGTAGATGAGTTCTTTTAAGAAAGTTGATTTACCTACTCCACTTCCTGCACATACACTAATCAATTCTGAAGTTCTTATGCCTCTAGTGATGTCATTGAGTCTTTGGTAAGGATAAGAAACTGATGAAGCCACATCCGATTTACCGACAACACTTCTTAACTCTGCTGAACTGGTGATACCATCAGGTCGATAAGTTTTAGCTTGCCAAATGGCATTGATGATTGCTTTGGTATCACCTTTTAATAAAGCTTCATTAGCATCTTTGTATGGTGCTATAGAGGCAATCTTAGCTTTACCTACTGGTAGACTCTCAGCACATAGTTTGGCTGACTCTATACCTGCCTCATCATTATCAAACATCAAGATTACTTCTTCAAAAGCTTCTAAATAATCCCATGCTTTCATGAGTGACTTTTTACCTGCCTGACACCCATTAGGTAAACTTACAGTAGCCCATTTGTGACCTTGAGCTTGACTCACTGACATAGCATCTAGTTCACCTTCAGTTATCACTAGCTTTTTACCAGTGCTGAACAAATGGCTACCATAAAGTGTCATTGCTTTGGCATCCCCAAGTATCGTAAAGTTCTTTGAGGAGTCTCTAAGTTTCTGAGCTACTACTTGATTGTTGTTATCTCTGTAGCAAGCTACTTGTACTGGTTTACCCTTGTAATCATCAACCAACATATAGTTGAATTTCCTACAGGTTTCTTCGGTTAAACCACGCTTCTTTAGTGATGCGTATCTCCCATCCAGTAACCCTTTACTTTGATTGTTAACTACAGCAACAATATCTATTGATCCACTCATAGCAGGTGTATGCGTTTCACACGCAAAACAGTAAGAATGCCCATCATCATATAAACTGTTAGCATCAGATGATCCGCAGTTGTCACATGGTATGTGTCTTAAAAAATTACTATCACTACCATCATCCATTGCTCTCTCCATTATTAATTTATTTGCTTACCTAGTTTCAGAAATCTCTTTCTTTTGCTGTTCGGTGTATTCTTTATGCTTGTTATAACAATCTTCTTTGTAATCTAGGTGCGTATAAACTGCACCAGCAAAAATTGTTGAAAGCATTATTACTAATGTTAAAAATTCCATGTCATTTACTTTTAGTTTTATTGCGTTGATAATTTAATAAGAAAAGGGGACAGCCGAAGCCATCCCCTACTCTCCTAAGAGTTACTTATGCTCATTTAGCCAATCGGGGGGAATTGACCTGTTTGCATATCTAAATCCATGCTTGTCACAGTATTGTGCATAAGTAGTTTTAGAACCCTTGTATAACTTGCTTTTTGAATTGCTAAATACAAAACGAATATCGACATTAGGAAACTGCTCTTTGATAAAAAGGTGTTTTTGGCGATCACCCACATTCCAGATACCTTTAGTTTCTACATAAAAGAAACCACCTTTCTTGGGTAACTTAAAATCTGGGCAATACTTAGCGTTCCTTGATGGGACGACATATCCAATCTTTTCCTGTTCGTAGATTACTTTGTGACCTGCATCTGCAATTTGTTTAGCTATCTTTTCTTCTAAACCAGAACGATATCCATAACGGATACCTCTCATCTTAGAAGCGGTCTGCCGTGTCTTTGGTTTCTTCTTCTTTGTCATCGAATGTATCCTCTACAGTTGCTTCATTAGCTACGAATCCACCTTCAACGCTTTCAAAACCTTCGCTGTCAAGTGCCGAACTTGCATCTACAGGTTCAATGACCTGTACTTTATTCAGTTGTAGTGTGATACCTTTCTGACCGCTTACTGTATATGGGTTTATAGTCCCACCAATACGGACTATTGATCCTCCCCATAAATCAGGTACTTGTTTACCTGCAAGCATTTGACCATTAGAGTCAAAGAATTTAGGTGCATACTTAGATTTGATCTTGATGATGTGTTCACCAGAATCTTCATCTGTTGAAATGGGTAGACGATACTTTCCTTTCTTTCCAAATTCTTCTTCGGCAAGCTGTTTGCATGTATCAAGAAGATCTTTACAGTCATCTACAATTAGATTTACTTTGTAGACTCCTTCTGGATTGAACTGAACATCAGGTTTTGTCAAATACGGATACTGACACCTACCAGTTGAGGTTACGAACTTAACTCTCTTTTGAGCCATCTTTATTTACTCCTTTAGTTTTAACATTGTTTTCCTGCGGTAAATTGACACCTAAACGCTCTGCTTCCTTTAGTAAATCTTTCGGTAGCTTTTTACCTTTAGACATCAAATTCTGAGCTAGTCCCAAAATTGCTTCTCTTGGGTGCATTTTTATTCCTTTTTTATAATCTTGTTAACTAAAAGTAACCAAGTAACTCACGAAAAACAATAAGCACTCTCTCTAATATCCTCCAAATTGAGATTACCTTTTTCTGGTATATCTTTAAGTTTGTTTGTGTTGGGGTTATTTAACTGCTGTCGTATCTGATCTTGTATGTCTGAGTACATACACCAGTCTTTATACATGTCTATGAATGCCTCTCGGACACAACTATACAGTTTTGAAGTATCATTAATTGTTGTAGCAAATGAATCATGTATTACAAAGAAATCATCAATACCCTCGTTCTTACAGTAGAGAATTGTAGACATCAAATGAGAAGCATCCATAGAGTGTATAACATTAGGTGATATTCCTGATCTTGATTTTTTCCTATCAATCTTGGTTTCATCACGCTCCCTTATAGTAATTTGGCTTCTCTTTTCTAACATCGCTACTCTGTCGTACAAAAAGATCCTGACTTTCTTAGCGTTCCAATGGGTATACTTTTGTACTACAGGAAAACCAATGGGTGTTTCCCAACGCATAGATTTATTTTCAGCAGTCAAAGCATCTACAGTAGACTGAAAAAACTTCATACCTCCTGCCACACTCGATATAACTTCTTCTATGGTTTGGTAGTTTATCGCGGCTAAAAATGAAGTAGCTTTTCTTTCTACATCTTGGAATGGGTGTTTGTCGATTTCACCTCTCATAACTTTATCTTTTAGTGGTTTCATAAAGTCATCAAAGAGTTGGTCTGAGAATCCATACTTCTTACTTGAATAACCATAAGTCATACAGTTTCTTTTTACAGTAGACCTACTGACTCCGTAGTTTAACCACAATTGAGCTAACTGTGGAAATGTCTTCTTACGTTCTCTGTATGCTGTAGAATTCAGTTTACCTTCATAATTAGGAAACAAAGATAAAATAGTCTGATCAATGTCAATTCCATCTTTAATCTTCTTAAGTTTTTCCACTACTCTGTCAGCTACATTCTGGTAAACATCTTGAGGTTTGTCTGTCTTAGTTAAGTTGACCATAGCACCATCAGTATCCGATAATGAAGCAGCACTATAATGTTGGACTCCACTACAGCTACCATCAATCGCTATAGGTAGACCACATTCATAATCTTCATCATCAATAATATTAGCGAACTCATGACAAGCCGCTAGGAACTCAAATGGTTTATCAGCAGATTTCCATTTATCTATGTTGGTAATAAAATCTCGACCACAATCATAGATCATCTCTTGGTTATCTACAGCCCATTTTAACCTGTCATCTAATGATGCTTTTGATATACGATCAAAGTCACCTACGTTTGCTATATGGATACATAGCCAGTTAAAACCATCGCTTGTTACTTTCTGTTTGTTTTTAAATAAGAATAATGATTTAACATGGGAATCACGATGGTAATTAAAAAATGGTACAGGGTAGCAACGACCACGAAAACATAGATTCCAAGGTAAATAGAATTCCTCGTATTCGCTTAGTTCTCTAGCAGTACGAATGTCTTGATCAAATACTGCCCTAGCACCATCTACTTCTCTGTTTTTAACCATGCGTTCTTTACACTTCAATCGCCACCCTTTCTTTTCTTCATCTGATAACTCATCATAATTCTCAGGTCTATCAGGGTATTCGTAGTATTCTTTTCTTGGGAATTTATCGACAAGCTCTCCTGACTCCCAACAAAAGTTTACGACCTCTAACATGAATGTGTTAATCGTAAGAGGGGTATCTTGGATAGCATTAAGAGCTTTGATGTAATCTGGAGTTTCACCTGCTAGTTTCTTAAGTTTTAACTGATGTCTTATCGCTTGTCTTTGTTGTGAATTTGCAGCTCTGACTAAAGGTACAAAACTGGCTACTGCCTCATCTTTGTAACAGCCAGTATCTATAGATTCCCATGCAATAGGTTTATAAGTTATAGGTGCTAACATGGGTTCGTTCCACATAGAATCGAAATCCATCTTATCTAGCATCTGTCTTGCTTCATAAGTTAACCCGACCATCTTATGTGTCTTCTTAGGTATAGACTTTTCCCATATCTCAAAGACACCTGATGTTCGTAAGACAGCATTGATTACAGGTTCAGCAAAAGGTATCTTATCTTTACCTTTCCATCTTTCTTTAAACTTAGATTTGAATCCTTTTTTTCTAGCTATAGCACTCAAAGCGTTCTTTCTGTATTTTTCTGATGAGTGTTCTTTAGTTACTTTATCGACAACACCTTTTAAGAATCTCTCTTCTTTAGGTAAGTTACTATCGAAATCTCTTAATTCTTTAGACCATATTTCTCTTTCTACTCTTTCAGCTATCTTAACAATACATGACGTATGAGAGAGACTTTGAGTTACAGCTTCAAAACATGTGACTAAACCTAAGTAAGCTAAGATATCGGCATCCAAATCCTTCATCTCTGAATACCATCTTGACGGTCTACCACCTTCTTTAGTTTTCTCTTTTTCTATGCTTTCTTGGATATCTTTAGATACTTTAGACATAGCTCCTTTAATTATATTATGAGGGTTATTATGACTAGATCTTCTTTTGTCTAATTGTCCATCGTCTCCTAAGTATCTCTTAAGATACCTGTCTTTACCTCTTTCAAGCATCTTTCTTTCTCTCAAAACTTCATCAATCACATTACTTTTCTTCATAATGTTCTCCATAGTTTTCCCTCCTAAAGGATCACCATAATTACTATTTGGTTACTAAAAGTGTCCGTTACAGGCACAAAAAAGCCAAACACCTTAAGTGTTTCAAGTTAAGTGTTCAGATCTAATTTAAAACATGTAAGGTATCATTAATCTACATTTCCTTTTATAGATATTATATTTCCCTCTTTGTACTCGACACGATTCGGCATTTTATGCTTAGTTTGATCAGTATTAATATCACCGAATGCGCTTTTTAAATCTTGTAATAATATTTCTTTATCAATACCTGTAGCTACTTCTGATGTTGTTATGTCGAAATAATGCTTTACATTTGGATAGTGCCTACAGTCTATAAACCTACAAGCTAACTTCGCCCAATAAACGAATGACTCAGCATTACTTGGGGGTATCACATCTAGGTAGGCTTCGCTCCCATCAATGATGTATAAATATACGACACCTACTTTTTGCCAAGCTAGAAAATTCTTTAGATTAGATGATGGGAATGAAGAAGCAGCATCATAAGAAGCTCTTGTTCTTATCCAATCCTGTACTACTAAGTCCAACTTGTCGTCAAAGACATCCCTTAACCAATCAATTTGGTTATACCTTAGATTTTCAATGTGTTTTTTAGTGTTGTTAGACAGCCTTATATCACGTTGTTTATTTGTAATAAAAACTGGATCATCACTGTATATAAACTCCCTTACAATCTCCTTAAAATATTTTTGTGATCCTCGTATTCTCTCTCTTTCATTCCTTGTCTTTCCCATTTGATCCATTAGTACAACTCCTTACTGGTTCTTTTATTTGTTCAGATAACTGTCTATCCAGTAAAGCTCTAGCAATCTCCAAGACTCTATCTTGGTTTACTGTATCAAGACTTTTGTAAACAAAACTTAAATCATTCTCTTGTGGTTTGTCGTCTATTCCATATATCAGCCACGCAGGTTCAATATCAAAATATTCACAAATCACCCTTACATGTTTTCTACTAGGGTATGCGTCACCCCTGCACCACCTACTTACAATACCATTGCTGACACCTAATTTTTTTCCAAGTTGTCTTGTAGTCAATTGGTGTTTTTTTCTTAGCATCTGTAACCGATGTGCCTGTTGATGTTTATACATAACAGCTAAACCTCTCTCTTTTGAATGATCTTTTTTTATACCACGATTACCTTTTTTAATCAAAATTTCTTTTTTACTATCTACTAACTGCATTGCTTTTCTCTCCCTTGTTGTTCGAAATTCCTGTTAATTGATTCATTATTGCCGATAAGTTTTTTTCTTTACCGTGAACATATCTTTTAGTTGTATCCATTGATCTATGCCCTAATATCTCGGCAATCAAGACTGTAGGTATACCATGATCGTTTGCTAAAGTTGTAGCACAAGTATGCCGTGTGACATGAAACACAAAGTTATCGTCATCATTACCTACTGCATGATGCCTAGCTAGTGACCAAGTATTGTAAAAACTCTTTTGGGTATAAAACGAACTTGGTTTGTCGTTTAATGCGAGTAATGCGTTGTTAGCATCATCGTTTAAAGGAACGATCCTATCATGTCCGTTTTTAGTTTGATGCAGATGTACTATCTTGCGATCTTTAGATATAACACCATAAGTTTTACCTTGTTTCTTACATTCTTCTTTATCTAAACCTATAGATAATATTTCGCCTTTCCGCATACCTGTCATTAGACCAAGCGTAAAGAAATGTTTTACCCACGGATGACGACTGTTGTCTAATCGCTCGTTAACCTTTTCTATTTCTTCCTCACTAAAATAACGTGGGCGTGACAGTATTTCTTTTGTCTGTTTGATCTTTAGATTGTCTTTAATATAACGGTATTTAACTGCCAGTTTGAAGAATCCTGAGATAGCGGCAATGTAACGGTTACAGGTAGACTTTGCTAACCCTTCAACTTTGTGTAAGTGGTTTATAAAAAGATCCACATCCACTTCTTTTACATCATCAATATCTCTTGATGCTATGTCTTCATAAGTAAAAAACTTCTTGATCTTCCTTATGTTTTCTACCCTATGTTGCTCACATGATTCGTTCCATAACATTTCTTTATGTTTATCATAAAATTCTCTCATTTTCATTTTAGGTCTCCTCCATTGTGTGTGATCCTAGAAGGTCGCCATAACTGTTTTTGCTTCATGTTTTATCTCCCTATTTATTACATGTAGAAAGCGGAAAAAATCTTGCAACCTTTTACCTATAAAAATGGGAGTGCCCCGAAGAGGATTCGAACCTCTGACCCCAAGATTAGGAATCTATTGGTCAATTTTTACAGGAAAGCTTGGTCGCTTTCAATCCATGTATGGTTACAAGATTACATTTTTTAAAACACCTGTCAACTTTTTTTCATCAAGGTCGCCAAAACTAATCTTGAAAAAACACCGATACAACTAACTTATTTTTATAAATTTAAGATTGAATTGCTGGTGTTTTCTTTTGTTTTTAAAGGGTTACAAGACTAAATATTTGACTATTTAATTTGTTATATATGTTTTGTAACCTATTGTTTTTCTTCTTTATTTGATGCTCCAAAATAAAAGCTAGATATTCCTGACACTAGACCGCCAAGATATCCAAGCACAAGACTAACTATTGTGTCTGAGTTTTGATCAGGAGGCATAATTGTGACTGTAAAAATATATCCAACAAATGCTAATAATGAAACCATTCCGAATAATTTTGGAGTCCAATCTTCTCTAAATGAATCTCTAGCATCTTGGATATCAGCAGTTTCTAAAGCATACAAATCGACATCTAATTCTTTCATTTTTACTTCAAAGTCTTTATCTATTTTCTTTAGTTCTGCTAATTGTTCTGGTGTTGCATTTTGTACTGCTGCTTCAAGTTTCTTTGGCTCTGGTTCACAGCCTAAAACTTCAGCTACCATTTTAGCTGCTGTACCACCCATGCTTCCACCTAATGCTGTACCGATTGTTGGTGCTACAGCTCCTATTAGGTTTTTAATCTTTGAGAATTTTAATTTCATTGTTTAGCTACCTTGTTTGATTGTTATGGTAGATGAACTACCGCCATTCGTTGTTACCTGATTTACTTTTCCACTTTGATCTATACGGATGTTATAAGAGCCATCTTTAGATACTTGCATTTGTAAGTTATCTTCTACTTGTCTAATGAACTTAACTTCACTATCGTTTACAAATGTATTTATTTGAGTATCACTATCATAACCAATAGCAGTACCTTTGATACCATCGGCTGACAGTGCTTTGTCTGCTTTAGATAACTCATCTACTTCTTGGATAATGTCTAAAAGATCCTCAAGAAAATTAGCAGCAAGATAATCTATATCTAACTCAGTATATTCAAGTTCATCTTCAGCTAATCCATCTTCTTCTAGCTCACTAAACTCTAAGAAATCGACATCAAGAATATTGTCTGCTACCGCATTAGATTCTTCAGTTTCTTGTTGGATAGTGTCTGGAGGATTTACAATTAACATGTTATCAATCATGTCTAAAGTTAAATCTAATATTACTGCTGGTGTTGGAGCTGTCTCAAAGTTATAAACAGTTGTGGCTTCATAAGGTCTATTTAATATGACTTGACCTAATGCAGTATTAACTGTTATCTCTCCACTAGCATCTCCAAACTCATCAGGTAAAAGTATTACGAGAGCTTCTCCAGTTTCTTTTACAGTTATTGTAAAGTCTGTACCTCTTATTCCAATGGTAGCAGCATGTGTTCTTACAACAATATTATCGTTAGGTATACGTTTCTTTTTACTGGATATAAATCTTCCAGTACCCTTAACAAAGTTAAGAGCCATACTAGACTTACTTGGGTCAGGATCAAAAACAAACTTGTCAATAATGACATTACTGTTTTCTGTTAAGCGTATTGTAGTTTCATCTCTAAAAGTAACTCCCATCCTACCTTTAGCAGTCTCTAGTTTATCCATAGAGTTGAGAGAAAAGTCTATTGAACTTTCGTAGGGTTTGTCTCTTACTACTCTGGTGTTTCCGTTGAGTTCTGTAATACTTCCTATATCAACATCCAACTGCTGTGCCTTGATCATCCTGATTAACGCATACCGTTCCGTTGTTTCCGTCAGACACAATGCGCAACCAATCATTATCCAAAGTAGACTGTTGATCCACCGCAAACGACCTTGAGTTACCATCGTGTTCAAGTTTGAAATAACCGCCTGCATATCCGTCTCCATCATAGTTTACAGTATTAGAATCTCCATCGAGATCAATATAGTTTGTCGCTGAGTCTACATCGAGATCAATATTAACTGTGTTAGATGAACCTTGAACTATTGTGTCTATATCTGCTCCACTAGATAAACTATTAGTAGCTAGATCAAGCGTAAATGTATTTGTACTTCCGTCTACGTCTACATTAACATTTGCATTATCAGCACTATAAGTGTTCGTAGGATCTACTTGTATTGTGTAAGAGTTAGTATCGCCATCTAAATCAAATACACCTGTAAATGTATCTGAGTTAATATCGCCAAGCATCTTGTTATTGTTGCCAATCAAATTTACATCTAATGTCATCGTAGCACCATCGAGATCAAACGGAGTCATAGATCCATGTGCTGATAAAAGTCCACCTATTATGTTACCGCTACCAAGTTGTTCTAAATCAATGTTAGCTGTAGCACCTACTTGATCTACATAGATCTCATTATCATCAGCTATTAGGCTGTGCGATAATAGTAATAATAAGCTAAGTAATTTCTTCATTTTTCCAATACCCTCTGTTGAGTCCAATAGTAATTATATTCAACACTCCTTCTTCAATAGCTTGTTGTAATGCTATAGATGTACTTTCGTTTTCACTTGCTCCACCTTCTATTTCTACTAACTTTGTACCATTAGATATAAACCTAAATAAATCTTGAGATACACCTACTGATATAACACTCTTACTAACTAAAACTTCTATTAGAACCTCACCAGTAGATACAGATACAAGCCTAAGAGACAAAGTAATTATGTCTTCTCTATATTCTTTACTTGATCCGATACCTAAGTACCTAGCTCCTATACCACCTGTTTTTACGTTAGTATCTATGCTTAGGACAGCACCCTGCATGAGTAATCCTGCTAGTAAAAGAGGTTTGACGGCACTCTCCTCGTCAAAAGTTTCGCGTGTGCTTCTTATTAATTGTCTTTCTTTAGTCAATGAGTCTAAACCAACACGTTCTGCTACTTGGAAAAACTCTCCATTAGCTGCATGTTTCAAAGCTCTTATTAAGAAAGCTTCTGGTGCTTGAGTAATTGCTGTAGAAAATAAAGCAAAGTTACCATTAGACTTTCTTTGTCCTGTATGATCTAAAAAGCTATTAGGATATATAGCTATTACAGGTTTTCTTATGGCTGGCTTTAGGTTTAAAAGTTCTTCATTTTGTAACTCAAGTATTGAAGCTTTTTTTATTACTATATAAGGAATACCACCTTCTTCAAGTAATGCTGTATATCTTGGAGTACAACTAGAAAGTAAAGCTACCGATAGGGACAGTAATAGTAGTTGTACCGCCTGTTTCATCTGTAATCGTAAGCGTAATAAGTTCATCTTTCACCATGTATTCAATCGTGTTACCTTCCAATTCAAGCTTACCTTCTGTTTGTGGTGTCTCTCCAAACAAAGACTCCACCATCTGTCGCGATAGCTGTGCATAGATACGAGATTCTAAGTTACGAATAAAACGACTCAACGTAGAGTTATCTGCTTCTCTTTCTATATCATCTTGATAGGCTTCTAGTTGATCCTTTATGGATTGTCTTCTAGTAGACTCTTGGTTTTCTATAGTCAAATAATGACTTGAAGTATTAATCCCTGAAAAAGAAGGTGACTTAAATCTATAAGATAATTCGTCACTTCTGATTTCTGCAAATGTAATTAATACTAATACAGGTAAAGTTGCTAAAAAGAATAGCTTAATCTTTTCGTTGGTCATCTCTATTTGCCTTTGCAATCTTATCTATTTCAATTAAATTAGGAACACCAAGAAGTGTCTTTAGTAAGACATCCTGCCTGATAGTTTGGTTATCTAATGCCCTCACTCTATCTATTAAGGCGACAATGATTCCATGTTGACTATCTAGTTTATTGGCTAATCGTTCTTCAGAAGTATTAATGATGCTCTGTAGTTTTTCATCGAGTAGGTCTATCTTCTTTTCCATGTTGTCGATTATTCTGTTAATCAACTTCCATATAAAGAAACCTAAAGCACCAGCACTGGCTACTGGAAATCCAACGTCATTAATTAGACGTATTACATCGTCTAACATTAGGATGCACAGCTTCGTATCATGTCTGCTAGATCATGACTTCTCTGTCCTACTTGTTTTGACCATTTAGAGTCTAGTATTTCATCGGCTGCTTCTAAGTATTTAGCATCTCTTAGTAGACCTATAGTCTTCTTAAAGTTTAACAATTTGTTTATACCAATGTTAAAACATAGATTGACCATTACTTCCTGTATTGTTTCAGGTAGATCATCAAAGAAACCAATGTTTCTCTTTAGATCCACGATGCAATCGTCTATATCATTAGCCAACATTAATTCAGCTTCTTCCATAGAAATACCGTTAGCTTGGATGTTTCTACCTACACCACATGTATAATACCCTGCTGAACATTTATAAAGTTTTAAGACTACACCTTCATGTATCTTTAGTTGATCTTTTAATCTTTGGATTTGCATAGTTTTAAAACCTTATCTTTGATTGATTGTGCTGTATCACTTTCTAAGATGCGTATTCCCAGCCAA